ATGTCCTACTTGCGGACAAAAGCTCCCAGAAGATGAGATTGAGGACGCTGTAAAGAAAGCTAAACTTGATAAGTCTCAGAGATTAGAGAATATTAACCAAACTGGAGTTAAGAAAAAGAAAAAAGTTGAAAAGTTAAAGTCTGAAATAGCTGAGTTAGAAGAAGAAATCCAATCACTGGAAGAGCAAGTACCTGGACTTAAGAAAGTTAAAGATGATTTATTTGATGAACTGAGCGAATTGAGAGAAAAAGCTGAAGCTTATCAGGACAGTTTCCAGTATAAGAAAAAGCTTAAGGAAAGAGAAAATGTTGAGGATGCTACTAAAGAGCTGCAGGAAAACAAAGAGGATTCCAAAGCTGAGATTAAAGAGAATATTAAAAATGTTGAGAGTGAGATCAATGATCTACAGGCTGAACTGAATAAATTTGAGCAGAAAGAAAAAGCTGAGGAAAGAATTGAAGAACTATCAGCTCAGGAGAAAGAACTGGCCCAGAAATATGAAGAGTTTGAACACCAGCTGTATCTGATGGAAGAGTTCGACCGGGCTAAAGTTGATTTAGTAGAAAGCAAAATTAATGATCACTTTGAACTGGCTGATTTTAAATTGTTCGAGGAACAAGTAAATGGGGGCCTGAAAGATACTTGCGAGACTATTTATAAAGGGGTTCCTTACAGTTCCGGCCTGAACAATGGTGCTCAAATAAATGTAGGTCTGGATATCATTAATACATTATCAGAGCATTATGGATTTAAAGCTCCAGTGTTTGTCGATAATGCAGAAAGTGTAGTTGATATCTATGAAATTGATTCACAAATGATTAAGTTGATTGTTAGCCCTGGTGATGATGAATTAAGGGTGGAGGAAGAAAGTAAGAAGATTAAGGAAGCAAGTTAATGTGCAGCAGCGAAAAAATAAAAAGGCTTGAGAGGAATAAAAGATATTGCGAGGATTTCTCTCAGGCCAATAATTATAAACCGCTGTATGTTCTTTATTATGAGGAGGTTATTAAGGAATTAAAGGAGGAAGAAGATGCCTAAACATACGCCAGGACCATGGGAATGGGTTGTTGAGGATGGAGACATTGAAATAAGAATGGGCGATGCAATAGAAAGCCCTTATAATTGCTTAGCTCATAATAGTTTCAAATATGTAGATATGATTGAAACTTACAAAAAAGAGCAAAAAGAACAGGCGATTGCTAATGCTGATTTGATGACTGCTGCACCAGAATTATTGGAAGCGGCAGAGTATGTAATTATGAAAAATGATGAAATAGAAATGACTGGTTTTAGAGAATTGTTAGAAGCAATAAAAAAAGCTAAGGGGGAAAATAATAATGAGTGAAGATAAGAAGAAAAACACAGCAGTATCAGTTAGATTTGTCGGTGAGGTAGAAAGACAGTTCGGGCAGGAAATGGGTAATGACATAGTTTTCTCTGATCATCAGAAGAAGCTGGCCCAGCACTTGTTTTTGAAAGCTGACTCAGCACTGAAGGAATTTGAGAGCAAGAGAAATGGTAGCAAGACACCTTACACCTGGGAGAATGTAAACATTAAGAATTTAGCACTTGATGCAGTCCATAAAGTTAATTTAGGCCTTGATGCTCTAATGAAAAATCATATTCATGTTATTCCGTATTTCAATGGTAAGAATAAAAAGTATGATCTGGACTTACAAACTGGATTTAAAGGGTTGCTTTATATAGCTCAAAAATATGCTCTAAATCCACCTAAGAAAATTGTGATCGAACTTGTTCATGAAAATGACCATTTCAAACCGCTTAAGTCTAACTTTCAAAGAGAAGTCGAAGCTTATGAATTTGAAGTAGAAAATCCATTCAACAGAGGGAAAGTAATAGGTGGTTTTGCTTATATCCAGTATGAAGACTCTAGCAAGAATGAGTTATTAATACTGACAGAGGAAGATTTTCAAAAGGCAAGGGATGCAGCAAAGACTACAAAAATATGGAACGCATGGCCCGAGAAGATGAGATATAAAACTATTGCAAGAAGGGTATCAGATAAGATTGATTTAGACCCAGAAAAAGTTAATGCTCAATCAATGATTCATGAAGAGACCGGGAGTGTTGAAGCTGAAGCCAATAGAGAAATAGCTGAAAATGCTAACAGTCAGACTATTGATATTGAAGCTGAAGAGGAAGAGCCAGATGCAATTGAAGAACAATTAGATCGTGAGATGGATAAGGTTGAAGAAGCAATTGATGAAAGACAATCTGAGCGAAAAGAAGAGCAAGAGTCAGAAAAACAATTGGGTGCAACAGGAACAGAAGGCCCAAGAGAGCCGTCGTTTTAAATGCTAGAAATTAAATCCTTAGCTTCCGGGAGCTCAGGAAATGCCTACAGGGTGTCTGATTTTAAGACACCCTTACTCCTGGAATGTGGAATTCCATATAAGAAGCTGCAGGAAGGGCTAGAATTTAGATTGTCAGAGATAGAAGGATGTTTGATAACCCATGAACACAAGGACCACTGCAAAGCTTTAAATGAGGTAACTAGAGCAGGAATTAACTGTCATATGAGCTCAGGTACTAAAAAGGCTTTAATTGATGATGAATTTACTGAAGATAATCACAGATTAGTTACTCATAAGCTTTATGATCCATTTAAAATTGGCAGCTGGATAGTTAAACCATTTGAAGCAGAACATGATGTTGCAGAGCCATTTAATTACTTACTCTGGAGCAGGGAAACAGGCGATAAGTTAGTTTATATTACTGATAGTTTTTACAGTAAGTTTAAGTTTAATGATTTGAATTACATCATGATTGAATGTAACTACAGCAAAAAGATACTTGATGAAAATATAGCAGCGGGTAGAGTTCCGATGGTTCAGAAGAATAGATTATTAAAGAGTCATTTCAGCTTAAAAAATGTCAAAGATTTTCTTAAGGCCAATGATCTATCAAAAGTTAATGAAATACATTTGTTGCATCTTAGCAATAGGAATAGTGATGCAAATTTATTCAAGAAAGAAATACAAGAATTAACCGGCAAACTTGTATATGTGGCTGGAGGCGATGATTAGATGTTAATTAGAGAAAGGGAATATGAAAATCCAGTTTTAAGCACAGATGGCACTCACACCTGGTTTGATAAATATGAAAAAGAATATGAATGCAATAAATGCGGTGCTTATATTCATGAATCTTATCCACACCATGCTGAGCCAGAAAAAGATTATCATTTATGTTGGGATTGTTGTTTTTTAGAGGGCCTAATAGAATCAGATGAATTTTTAAAATATAGTGGCGGTTTAGATTCGATATGCGATGCATACAGGCATGAAGGTGAAATAGTTTATGTTAAAAAAGGCAGACAGCCACCATGGGAAAAAAGCACCGAGAGCAGATTTACTCCTGAATATAAAGAATGGAGAGAAGCAGTATATGAAAGAGATGATTACACTTGTCAAAAATGCGGTAAAAAAGGCGGAAATTTAAATGCTCATCATATAAAAGCATATGCAGAATATCCAGATTTAAGAATAGAATTAGATAACGGTATTACTCTTTGTGAAGAGTGCCATAAGAAAGAGCATTGGGGTGATTAGATGAGCGCTAACGGAAGATATGTAAAAGTAGCAACCAGATTTTGGACTGATGAAAAAATAATAAATATAGACCCAGAGACTAAAGTTCTATATCTCTACTGCTTGTCTTCTCCCCATTCAAATATGGCCGGCTTTTATAGATTGCCTAAAGCATATATTCAGGCTGACTTGGGGATATCAAAAGAACAGTTAGATAAAGGGTTTAATAAACTCTTAGATAAAGGGTTGGTTAAATACTGCGAAAGGACCTCGGTTATCTTAATAACTAACTATTTTAAGTATAATTCAATCCAAAACAAGAATCAGGCAAAGGGTGCTGCAAACAGAACTAGTGAATTACCTAAAAATTCACTGATTAAAGACTATATAAATGCTATCAACACTTATGCTAGCAACTATAAGAAAGTGTTAATGAAAGGGTTACCTAAAGAGTTTATTCAAGAGTTTGGTAATACAGACACAGACACAGACACAGACACAGACACAGACACAGAGTCAGACACAGAGGGAAAAATTGACGATTTTGACTTTGAATCTTTTTTTGAAGAAAACCAAAAACAACTAGAACCCTTTTTAAACCGAATGTCTAAAGGAGTAGTTTTAAATGCCTGTAAAATCTCAATGAAAGCAAATAAACCAATGGCATATTGCAGAACAGTTTTAAGTGACTGGCAAGAAAAAGGTATAGAGAGTGTTGATGATTTACAAAAAGCTTCAAAAGATAATGATGATCCAGACTGTAATTACAAGTGGAAAGATTTCTTTATTGATTTTGATAAGTATAAGGAGTAGGTGATATTAATGCCAAACAGAAAGAAAGCATGTCCTCTGGGAGTTACTAAAATATCATTATGGGCCAAAATAATTGATTTGATAAAGAGAAATAAATCATATACATGCAATTGCTTGGAAAATAGATGCGCCTGGTGGGATAATGACTGCAGCCAGTGTTCTGTTAATTCAATTAATGATATAGCAAATGTAATGTGGAATGATGATAGGGAGTGAAATTATGTCTAAGTTGGTTAGTGATAGTCACTGTGAGAACTGTGTCTGGTATCCATTTAAGGGCCAGAATAATAGAAATAGCAATAAAGTTAAGCAAGGGGTTTGCCCATTTGTCCGCTGTGTCAAAAGATATGGCTTTACAGCTGATCATAAAAGGAGGAATGAGAATTGAAGAAATTAAAGTTCAGGTACGTTTTTAAAGGAGTGAAAGGCGAGCATTATTTATTCAATTATTTAACATTAGACTTCATCGAAAAGGGAAAAGCCAAAAAAATAATAAGAGCACACCACAATAGTGGGTATGAGTTAATAAGCAGAGATTTATATACAGGCTCAAAAGATAAAAGCGGCAGAGATATTTATGAAGGCGATATTATAAACCAGAAATATAAATTAGGTAATAGATATTATTTAATAAAATATGATAATAAATTAGCAAGCTATGTCATGAAAAAGTTAAATAGAAATAATTATGAGTCAAATGAAATCGGAACAGAAACAAGGTTTTATAGGCATGATTGGAAAAAATCAGAGGTTGTAGGTAGCAAACATCAAAACTCGGAATTATTAAAGGAGGATTAATCAATGCCAGAAATTAAATGCCCCTGGATGATGTGTGTTCATAATAAATCAAAAGAAAGAAATAGTTCTGGCAAATGCAATTTCGTTGGAGAAGTAGAATTAAATGTTCCGGATGTTAGAAAATTTATTGAAACCCCACCCGATAAACTTATCCATGCTGAGTTGATGGAATGCAAAAATTATAAATACAGTGAAAAGAAACAAGCCATTATATACGAGGAGGGACAGTTGTGAGCGAAATATTAGGAAGAAACATGGTTAAAGGGGTCATCATTAAAGGGGTTGATGATGAAATTTTGGAAATGGATTTAAGGCAAATGATAAATCAATTTATTTACAACAATCCAGAAAAGCCAATCGAAAGAGTTAGAGAAGTTCTTGAAAATGTTATGAGCTCTGCAAATAAGGAATTAGACTTTGAGTTAAGCGAGGATAAGAACAATATCAGGCTAGAGGTCAATGAAAAATTGAAGGCTGCAAGATGAAAGAAGGCGATTCAGTTAAAAGAGAATTTCACTTCGGGACTGGAGACAAAACTATTGAAGGGGTGATAGTTCAGGCTGATTATCACGAATCGAATCAGGAAACCTGGTTAAGAATTGCAGTAAACGGTAATTTAAATCAGATTAATTTATCACCAGCAGGTAAGTGTGAAAAGATTGAGAAAGAGATTAAGCTGCATGAAGATGGGAAAATGATTCTTTTTTAAGGAGGTCAAAATGAAGTGCAAAAAGTGCGAAAAAGAATTGGATTTCAGTGAGCCAGAAATGACATTAATAAGTGATGAGAGCAATCAAGTGGTGGTTATAACTTGCAATGAATGTGGAGAAAGTTATGAGGCAATATATAGCATTGATGATGTGATAGACGAAAAAGGCAACAGTATATTTTAAGGAGGTAGACATGGACCTAAAAGAAAAGCTGATTAGAGATCATCCGCAGCTAAATGAATCACAGATAGAACAGATTATAGAAGAGTCTGAGAGGAAGGTTGAAAATGAAGATAAAACCTTACAAGAAAAATTGTGATTATTATGTTGACTGTCCGGTAAAAGGAGAAATGAGAATTAATGGGCCGAGAAGAGGTTGTGTTCCAGGACATATTGATTTTGATGATACTTGCGAGTATTACTCAGGCAGAGATAGTGATGGAGACATCATAGAAAGACAGACAATTAATTGCTCAGCTCCTAATGAATATCTAATGGATCCGCTTTTTGAGGAGGCAGCAAATGACTGAAAAAGAGCTTGAAAAGTTAGTAGATGCTTTTGAAGAGGAGTTAACAAATAAAATTAGAGAAATCATCAGGGAAGAGATAGAAGAATATTTTGAAAGGAAGGTGCCAGACTTTGAGTGAGTTAGTTGCATTTTTCATTGGTGGGTTTGCAGGAATGCTGATATTAGGAATATTTGCAGTAGATAGTTATCAGAAAGGTTATGAGGATGGCGTGAGGGATGGTTTAGATAAGGATAGAGTTTAAAAGGAGGATAAATGATTAATTTAATAATCGGGTTACTTATTGGATTTGCTGTAACTTACATTGTCCTTGATCAGCAAATTAGTCACCAAAGTAGATTAATAGAAAAACTAAATGAAGACCTGGTTTGGGAGAAACATAAAACTAAATGCTATCGCAAATTTTTGAGAGAAGAAAGGCAAAAGAATTTTGAAAGATTTATAAAACCTAAGGAGGAAAAGTGATGTATTTTGTTTATGAAATGGTGGATAGGCAGTTCGATATTGTCGAAACCGAGGAAGAAGCTATTCAATTAGCAAAAGATTGTCAAGAAAGTATTGAGGAGTATGCTCGTTATGACGGTGAATATCCTACAGGAAGCAGGATTATAGTTGCTGAAATCCTACAAGAGAGAAGAATAAGGCATATACCCAAAACAGACTATTGGAGATTCATTACTTACCATAGCAAAAATGTTGCTAATTTATATAAACCAATAAGTGATGAAAAGGCAAAAGCAATGAGTAAAAAATTAATAGCAAAATTTGAGGAGGAAAATTAATGTATATTATTCAAGTTAAGCAGAATCCAAATGTTGAAAATTATATAGATATGGCAGAAGAGAAGGAAGCACCTGCAGCAAAGCAGAGAATGAAGCAGCTGGTCGGAGAATACCAGTCAGAAGGTAGAATAGTGGAGGTCAAGGCAGAAGCTAAGATGCAGTATAACGATTATTTTGATAAGGAGCAGGTTGAAAAAGTACCTGAAGAAAAGATTGCTACTCCAGAAAACCAGGAGAATGAAGTTGCTCAAGTTAATTTCACAAAAGAAGCAATAAAAGCTCAACAAGAGTTGCGAGAACAAGTTAAAGATGAAGCGAGACCATCTTATTTACCTTCTCAGGAAGAAATTAATGAAGAAGCTAAAAAAATGAGAAAAGAACATCTTTCTGATGCTCAAACAAATAATATAATCTGGGCTAAAGCACCATGTAAAGGAGAAATATGTTCACACTTTGAAGATGGAGAGTGTGAGTCATTTGCAGATATCCATGATCCGATATTAAACAGCGAGGGCGAATGCAACGGCTTTGATTCGAAATATAAAACTGATTCTGAAGAATTAAAAGACTTGCCAGATGATGCAAAAGAAATAATTGATGTAATGTTAGACCAGGCAATGCTAAGAGGAGAAACACCTACATTAAGTCAGGTAGTGGATCAAGGTATTAAAAGGCATGAGGTATATAAATACTTCAATGGATATAAAGAAGCCTGCAAAATAGCCGGTTTAGAAGCGAATAGCGGTGGCAGAAAATAAAAGGAGGAAAACAATGCTTAAAAAATTACTATATAAAATAAAAAACCTATTTTCTAAAGAAGAATCTAAAAAGACTAGAATAACAGAAGAAATGGGAATTCACGAAGAGTGGTATGAAAGAGCAAGAGAAATGGATCAAGAAAACTTAGATGATTTTATTAATGAGTTAATAAATGACTATGAGCATGATTATGGAACTATCTGTCACGCTATTGCAGCAGCCGGTGTTGCAGCATCTTATGCAATTGAAAGAAGTAAAGCTGGTGGTATTACAGGTTTTCAGGCTGGAGCCGTAAAGTGGGAATACTTAAGAAATTGGGATACATCTTTGCAGGATAAACCTTTAAGAATGGTCGATTATAGCAATTTGCTTTATCCGCAATATAGAAGAGATTTTACAAGTATTAAAAAATCAACATGGGAATGGGTACAAAAAGAGGCTAAAAATAGATTAGATGAACTACCAGAGAGCGAATTTGGAGCATCTGAAAATGTAATAAAGCACTGGGAAAGCATTGATGATGGAGAAGTTCCCTTTGGATTAGAAATAATTGACTAAATAGAGAGGATGATAGCAATGATTTTACCAGATAACATGATCAGACCATTAAGAGACAATATTGATCCTTTTGTGGAAGAAAATTTACAGCCGGCATCGCTTGATATAACTTTAGGAGATAAGTTTTTAGTTGAGAAATTCAAAGGGAGAGTAATGGACCCTACTGTGGATAAGATGGAATATAGACCCGTAGCTGTTGAAGAAAAACTGCTTAAGCCGGGTGAATTTGTTTTAGGATCTACTCGAGAGTTTATCCATGTTCCCGATAATTTAACCGCAATGCTTGCCGGAAAATCTACTATTGCCAGATGGGGAATAAGGGTACATATAACGGCAGGATGGATTGACCCCGGCTATCGTGGCAAAGTTACTCTTGAAATAGTTAATGATTCGAGTAATATTATACAGCTGCATCCAGGAATGCTAATCGGTCAGCTAGTATTTTTAGAGATGAAAAAGAAACCTGATCAGGTTTATAGCGGTAAATACCAGGATTCAATGGATGTGGTAGGCGCTCGCAAAGAGAAAAAGAAATTTAAGAAGACTATTATTACGATGCATAATGATCAAAGCGCAGCCAATGATGGTGGTTTTGATAGAGATGTAGGCAGTGATTGCGATGCAGGAATGTGTCCGGTTAGATAGGAGGTTAATATGCAGGGTTTAGGAGACGCTTTTGAATTCTATATTAAAGCCCTTATAGTAGTCAGCGTATTATTTGTACCAATGGGACTTTGGAAATGGATAGAGGTTATTATTTGGCTGTTTAATAACATTAGCATTAGAATTGGAGGTTAATATGAATGACATAAAACCTATAGAGTTAGATGATCTCAAACCAGAGTTTGATTATTCAGGAGGAAACGAAAAAGGTGAGAAGTTAGAAATTAATTTAACTGGTCCAGAAATAGATATTGAGGTTTTAGAGAAATTAGGAGAATTTGTCGAATGGTTTGAAGGGAGGAAATAATGGCTAAAGAAACAATGGATGTTACTTATCAAGAAAAAGGCAGGAAAGTTAAAGAGACAATAGATATTAGTAATATGAGTGCTGATGAAATGTTTGAGGAAGTTAAGCGAATAACAGGGAAGGGTGATTGATTTGGTAGAATATCAGAGTAGAGAATATTGTAGAGATATTGGGTGTGAAATACAAGATATAATTGAAGAAGGAGATGTTTTTGCAATAGGTAAAAGTTTTTGCCAAAGGGACTGTGAAGCCTATAATTTACACAAATGGTTGCAGGAAAATAATTATAAAATAGTCAAAGATTTGGGTGAAGATATAGCAACTTTATATGAGGTAATCAACATTTTGTATGATTTTGATGAATATACTGCTGAAAGAGGATTTAAAGTTTTAGAAAAATTTAAAAATGTTTTTGAGTTAGAGGATGATGAATGATGTTCAATACAGAAAGGAAAATGGCGGTTTTATGCAATGATTGTTTCCGAAAGATGGGCTATAACGTTTATGAAGAATTTCCTATTTCCGGTAGATGTGTTGATGCTTTGGTTGAGATAGAAGAATTACTTATAACAGTTGAATATAAGCTGCATGATAAGAAAAAAGCTTATGAGCAGGCCAGAGACCACAGAAAAAGTTCTAATTTTTCATGGATCATAATGCCGGAAGAAACGAATTTTAAAGTTGAATATATTGAGAAATGTTCTAGAAGGGGGATAGGTTTAATTAAATCTAATGGCAATACTATGAACATGATTTTAGGGTCCAAATATAACCTACTTTGGAAACCTATGAAAGAGAGTGTTTTGAATATGATAGATAAAATAAAAAAACAGGAGGGAAACAATGACTAATCATAATAAACCAGAAACATCTGATGAGATGTTAAATGATATTTTCAAAGATGAAGAAAACAGCGATAAATTAGACTCAATCAAAGGCCCCTGGCTTTTAGATGAATACAGAAGATCAATGTATTATATTTTTGATGTCAGAAACAATGAAGATAAGTTGGTAGCTAGATTTGTAGCTGATAAGGAAACAAAAGATGATTTAAGGGCAATACCTAAATTAATTTCAAGAGCTCCTGCAATGAGGAATCTCTTAGAAGGAGTGCTTCAGGATATTCAAATGGCTAATGCAGTTCAGGCTGATACTTTTGAAACTATAGAGGCTTTACTCAAAGAAGTGGAGGTTTGATTATGGGAGAACATACACCAGGACCATGGAAATTACAAGAATGCTATGACGGTAAATATGAAATGACTCATCCAGGTGAAAAATTTGAAGAAACTAGATTGATAGGAGTTATTGCGCCGGCATGCAATATCAAAAATGATGCACCATTAATTGAGGCCGCACCAGAATTGTTGGATATTGCAGAGTATAGCTTAAAAATAGTCGAAAGTTTACCTTGTGAATGCGATTCTTACAATGGATTCACATGTAAAAAGCATGAGTGGGAAAGAAAATTGAGGTTAGTGATTAATAAAGCCAAAGGCAGCAATCAAGATGGGTAAGTATATAGAAATGCTTTTGTATATGCAGGATGATACCCAGTGGTGTGAAGCGGAGTCTCGGGAACAAATAGAAAAGAATATGGATATTTTCGAAAAATCTAAAATTGCGAGTAGAAAAAGGAGAGGGTTAACGATGGCAAATTATATGGATAAAATTTTATTTGATGATGAAAAATATGAGCCGAAGGAATTTCCAAAAGATGATGTAATTCACGATATTATGTTAGCTGGTTTAGAAAAAATAGCTCAATCAAAATCTCACGAAAAAGCAGTTGATATAGCAGAGGATAGGTTGGAAAGAGTTAAGGAAATCAGAGAAAAAGGAGATGGTGAATGATGGGGAAAGAGTGGTCCGATGAAGAAGTTGATTTATTAAAAGAAATATACCCACATTATACAAATAAAGAACTATCAAATATATTCGGGAGGACTTATCATTCAGTTATTGGGAAAGCTCAGCAGTTTGATCTAAAGAAAACTCAAAAACACAAAGACGAAATATATTCAAAATCTAATAGTGGGGCCAATTCTGGCAATTTTAAAAATTATAGGATTGTTAACTCGGAAGGATATGTATTAATCAAAAAACCTAATTACCCTTATACTCAAAAGTCTGGCTATATACCAGAACATAAATACAAAACGGAGAAAAAGATTGGTAGGCCATTAAAAGAAAATGAGATAGTCCATCACAAAAATGGTGACAAAACAGATAATAGATTAGAAAATTTGGAGCTGATGACTAGAAAGCAGCATGTTAAGCATCACCACATTGGAGCAAAAAGATCTAAAAGTGCTATAAAAAATATGAAGGCTGCTCAAAAAGAAAAATATTCTAAAATGGAAAAGTCAGATCACCCATATTTTAAAAAAGTAAATATCGAGAAAGCTTTAGAGTTGAAAGAAAAAGGGTTAACAGTTAAAGAAATATGCGAAAAGTTTAGCATTAGTAAAAAGACTTATTATAATAAATTGCATGAATATGAAAGGGGATTAAAGAATGCTCAATAGGATTGTTTTGATAGGAAGGCTTACTGCTTCGCCTGAGTTACGTTATACTAGCTCGGGGGTGCCTGTTTGTAATTTTCGAATAGCCTGCGAAAGGAATTATACTAATCGAGATGGAGAAAAAGATGTCGATTTTATCAATATTGTCACCTGGAGGGGTCTGGCTGAAAATTGTGCCCGGCACCTGGGAAAAGGCAGACTTGTTGGAGTAGATGGGTCCTTGCAAATTAAGAAGTCAGAGAACAATAATAGGACCTACATCAATCCAGAAGTCAACGCGGATAATGTGAGATTCCTGGACTTTGCTAGAGATAATAACGAGGGGAGTGCAGCCAATGCCTAAATTTTTAAGCAGACAGGATCAGAAAATTGCAGAGATACTGACTCATTTTAAAGCTTTTTATGAAAGCAAAATTGACGATTATGAAGAAAATGAAAAAATTGAGAAGTCAACTAAGTTTATGAGGACCATCAAAATGGCAAGGACCTATACCGGGAAAGTGGCCGAAATGCTGCAGGAAGGAATTACTAAGGACCAGCAAAATAATATTGATGAAATGGTCAGTCAGACTAAATTATCGCTTGATTATACTGATCAGGCCAGAAAGAAAAAGAAGAAAATGAGAAAGACTGATGATGTTACTGCAATAGAAACAGATGATCTTTACGATATTATCAATTTTACTCTTTATAGTAACTGCAGAGGGTGCGATTTAGAGCCAGAGGATAAGCAGAACTGCGATTTAAAAGAGTTGTTGATGAAATATGATATACCAGTAGTGCAGTCGGGAGAAATGGAAGAGAGGTGTCCTTTTGAGCAATGACTAGATGGGCTAATCTATCAAAAAAAGATGCTAAGCGATTAGGTTTAGAAGGGTTTAGAGAACTTGATCAGTTAGAAAAGAAAGAAAAGCGGAAGGCGGTTAAAAAAATGACTTCTAAGCAGTTTAAAAAAGATACAGCCCCAACCGAGTACGAGGAGCAAATTAAACTAGCTGAATACTTAGATATGAAAGGTTACCTATGGTGCCATGTGCCTAATGGTGGGAATAGAGATGCCAAAACAGGGGCCAAAATGAAAAGGCAGGGAGTTAAGCCGGGGGTGCCTGATGTTCTAATATTTGAGAATCCTATGGATATAAAAAGAAACTTGAATTTGCAAAGCTCTAGAAATATAGCAATAGAATTAAAAAGAGAAAATGGTTCTATGAGTGATTTAAGGGATACCCAAAGAGAGTGGTTACAAAAACTACAAGAAAGAGGTTGGTTTGTTAGAGTTGCTTTTGGAGCTGATGAGGCAATTGACTGGCTTGAGGGATTGGAGCGTTAAGAATATGGGCCAATTAAATTTGTTTGAAAACAAAGAATTTAACATTAATCAGATTAAAGCTGAACCTATTTTTAAAAGAAAAAAGTTTGCTGATTATAGAATTAATATTTTAGATGCAGTTAATGAGTCCGAAATTAAGAACTGGATTGAAAATCACAATGATCATAAAGAATTGAAAAACAGAATAATTAACAATCCTAATAAAGCTCATATCAGGATTAAGCATGATGGAAAGGGGAATGTTAAAGAAATTTATTTGAAGGATTACGGCGGTGGGTATTTGTGCTGCATGAATTATAAAAATAAAAGTAGTTGGCCACGATTACTTGAAATGATTAAGGGAGCTGATAAAGATGTCTGATTTAAAAGTATATTGCACTAAAGATTGGTATAGAGATTATTTTATAACAGGGAGATTAATAGCTTGCAGTCCTTCTACAAGAAATAATTTATTACTGGAAGACAGAGAGATACACAATGATTTAAATGTGAGGCTATCAATTGATAAGAGAAGCCATGAAATAAGTGAAATTGATTCAGAATGGATGGGGAAAGAATTAAAGCCTGAAGGTAATTGGTACGACATCATAAAAAGATAACTGGAGCTGATCAGGATGACAATGGGAGAGCAGATAGAAAAAACACAGCCTCAAATATATAATTTTCTGATTGATTGCTTTGATTTGAGTCTGAGAAAGACCGAAAGAGTTGAGCCAGTTGAATTTGCAGAAGATGACTCAGTTTTTAATTATTACAGGGAGTTGATGGAAAAACCGAGGGGAGTGAAACTCTGGTGGATCAAGAAGTAAAAGAATGGAAAGAGGAGCAGCTAAGATGCTATCCTACTCTTAAATCACAGATAAAGAATAAAAGAAATCAGATATTACATCAGGAAGATTATGCAGCTAAAGGTGTTAGTTATTCAAATGTTGGATCTGGGAAAACAAATGCTTTTTATTCTGATGTTGAAGATTTTATCGAGGATAAGCTGGATAAGTACCCGGATTTAATTGAATTGGAATTAGCTAAAGAAAGAATTGATAGCTCATTAGAATGCTTAACAGAAAGGCAAAAAAACCTTGTGGAATATAAATATTTTGAAGATTTAACTGACTTAGAAACTGTCTTTAGAATGCGAGATTATGAACATAGGATAATTAAGAGATTATGCAAAAATGATGAAAGCCTGCTTGAAGATTATAATGGGAAAGAATATTCCGTTCCAACTATCCAAAGAATGAAGCTAGATGTGCTTGAAAAGCTAGAAAATACCGGAATTTGTGAAATTGAGCAGACATTGAGCACTAATTGATAAGCTTTCAAGTAACAAACCTTGTAATGATGTGATATTCTTATATTGTGGATATAGGAAGATAAATCCACTACCTATATAACTTTCTTTTCATACAGCCTCGGTTGCACCGCCGGGGCTTTTATTATTTGTCTGAGATTGGATAACTTAATGAACAAAATGTATTTCTAGGGTGCATGGAGCGCTGCTGATAACAGGTATCCTCATTAAGCTTTGGGTTCAATTCCCAACTCAGGCCAGTTTACTACTTGTTTTTTTCATACTGGAATAACTCGAGAGCTGCCAGACTTTCGAGTATCCTCCTTTCCCCCGGTTTCCTACTAGCCGGGGTTTAATTATGCCATAAACTAATAATTATATAGAAATCGTTGTGGGCGTCTGTTGTTACCTCCCAATTATAATATACATTTACCCGGTGTGCCCGCCGGTTTATTATGATAATTTTTAAGAGGTCAGTGAGATAAGGCGTTGCACTCCCGAAGTCAACAAACTCTCCGTATAATCTGGCCTCTTATAATATTTGCTACAGATGACTGAACAGCTGGGCTAAATGCCTAGCCTAATAAATACACCGTTTAATTTGCCGATTTAAGCAATTAACAAAATATGAGGGCTAAGCATCTGAGCATTTAAATTTGAGGTGATAACGTTGATCATCAACATATTAGCAATTATTGGAGCGGTAGCAGTCTGTAAAAAAGTCTATGATCTAATAAAATTTTTGATGCAGGGCATGTACATGTAGGAGATGATAAAAGTGTTTGAACCTCCGGATAGAATTGAATTATATTTGAGAAAGAACTTCCCTCAGCATGTTCATGGTTATAGAATGGGCTGGCTGAAAGTTGAAAGAGTTGATCTAAGAAAAAATGATGAAAATTTCATTGTTGGTGAATGTTTCCACCTCTACACCAGAGAAAATGCTCACAGTGAATGGGAACTTTTTGGCACTGTGATTTAATGAAAGGTGGGGGGGAGATTATAGAGGGGGGCAGGATAGTTAGTATTTAACTTAAGAGTAATATAGGAGATGCAAAGTATGCTGAAAGTTAATTTTGGTGATGTTGAATGCAAAAGATGTGGTGATGAATATTTTAGTGATATTGCTACGGAAGAAATGGAAGAACATGATTTATGTTTTAATTGTATTGCTGAACATAGAAGAAAATTTAATCATTTGAGTTTGGAAGATTTTTCTGAGACTAAAAGAGAATGCAGTCATTATAAACTTTAAAAAGGGGGTGTTGTCAGCAATGGGAGAAAAAGAATTTAAAAAACTAAAAAATAAAGCGGAAAGAGAATCATTTAGAAAGCTAAAGGCTCTTAGAAAAATTGGAGAACATATCGGAATGTATGGGAAAATCAGAATTAATCCAGATAAAGTTAATAAGAAATTAGGGCTTATAGCTTTGGCAAATATTTTTAGTGAAAAATCAACTATTATACAGAAAATAACAAGTGGATTTATACTTGATTATTATGCCCCTGGATGGAGAGAAAAGGTACCTAAAGAAATATTAAGTCCAATGCTGGATAGAGATGATAAAAAAGTTTTAGAATGGAGAAAAGAAGTTTTTAAAAGAGATGGTCATAAGTGTATTAAATGTGGTTCAACTGATAACTTAGAAGCTCATCATATAATACCTTGGAGTGTAGCCCCTGAATTAAGAATAAATTTAAATAATGGGGAAACGCTTTGTAATAGTTGCCACGCTGATGAACACATAGAAATAAAGAATTTCATTTTATCGAATAGAAAAAGATAAGGAATGAGGTGAGGTTATGCCTAGGCAAACTATTTATAAAAGAGATAGTTGGGATGAAAAGCTGGAAGTGATTAAAGGTTGGGCTAGGGATGGCCTTACTGATGAACAAATAGCAGAGAAAATGGGTATAGGGGTAACTACTCTGTATGATTATAAGAAAAAATACCCGGAGTTTCTGAAGGCCTTAAAAAAGGGCAAAGAAATTGTTGATCGAAAAGTAGAAAGCGCTTTACTCAAAAGAGCTTTGGGTTATGACGTTAAAGAGACTAAGAAAGAATCTATTTATAATAAAAAAACCGGCGAATATGAAATGGTAACTACTGAAATTAAGACAAAACACATTCAACCAGATACTACAGCTCAAATATTCTGGCTCAAAAATAGAAAGCCTGATGACTGGAGAGATAAGCGGCAGGTTGAACTTGAAACAACTAAAAAACTTGAAGACTTTTTTAAAGATTAGTTAGTGGGTGGTGATATGTTAAATTGTCAGCAGATTATTGATAAAAGATATGATCTCTGGTTAGAAAATAAAAGTATTGAGAAAGACAGAGAATATAGATTAGCAGTAGCAAGCAAACTGATTGAATCAACTCATGATGAGGAAAAAGATAAGGATATTCCTAGCCCTCAGGCTAAAAAACTGCATGAGGAAATACAAACTGACCCATCTCTTTTGATTGAGATGTTTTTTGTTATTGTAAATAAAGAGCAGAAAACAGTGCCTTTCTTCTTAAATAAAGTGCAGCAGAAGTTTTTAAAGAAACTCAAAAAAGCAATATCAGATTATAAAGCAGGTAAAATAAATTTTATTAAATTTTTAGTGCTCAAAGGCAGGCAGCAGGGATTTACTTCTGTAATAACAGCCTATCAGCTGGCATCTACAATAACTAAACATAACTTTGTAGGCATGACAGTTTCTCATGAAGATGATTCAACAGATACTATATTCCAGGATAAAGCACGTTTCCCTTATGATCAGCTGCCAGAGATAGTAAAACCCAGAGAAAAATATAACAACAGAAAAGAATTTCTCTTTGATCATCTTAATTCTAAGTGGAGAGTTGCAACAGCCGGTAATAAAGATATTGGCCGTTCTAAGACTTTAAACTTCTTTCACGGTTCAGAGGCGGCCTTCTGGAAGAGCATTCAGGACATTCTTTCTGGTCTAGGGCAGGCTATTACAAGAGACAGCATTATTATCCTAGAAACTACTGCCAATGGTTACAATGAGTTTAAAGAATACTGGGATGATGCGGTAAAGGGTAATAATAACTTTATTCCACTATTTTTTGAGTGGTGGGAAACACCTGAATATAGGATTAAGTTTGAAAATGAAAAAATAGAGAAAGAATTTAAAGATGCTGTCGATAATCAACACGGATATAGGGGTGTTGATGCTGACTTCTTCTCAAAGTTAAATCATTTGAGGATAGCAAAGCATTTAGACTGGCAGCAGCTGTACTTTTATTTTAATAAGAAATTAGAACTGAAAGATAAATTAGAGCAGGAATATCCCTGCAATCCTAAAGAGGCGTTCCTACATACTGGAAGGCCTTATTTTGATATAAATAAACTTGATAATTTAGTAGTTCTATTAGATAGAGATAAGCACAAACCTATCAGAACTGAAAAAGGTGGGGCCATTTTATATTGGAATGACCCACAGCCTAAAAGAATGTATTGTATTGGTGCTGATGTTGCTGAAGGTGTTGAGGGTGGAGACGCTTCCTCAGCTATTATGTATGATGCTAAAAACTGGGAGCAGATAGCAAAGGTCCATGGTCACTTCGCTCCGGATGTATACGGCAACATACTGACTGATCTAGCTTTAAGATTTAATAATGCTTATTTGATGATAGAGAACAATAATCACGGCTGGTCAGTGCTTAATACAGTATTTAATCAGAGGCATTACAGTAATATACATTTTACTACCAGAATAGAAAACAGAAATGATGATGAGAGCAAGAAAATGGGCTGGACCACTACTGAAAGCAGCAAGTATTTAATGCTTGATGAACTGGATACAGCCTTAAGGAAAGATGAATTAATTATTCATGATAAAGAACTTATAGAGCAATGCAGAGAGGTTATTTATGATGAGAAAGGCAAAGTTGATGTTAACGGCAAAGATATGGTTGTTGCCAATGCAATAGCCTGGCAGGGCCGGAAATACATCACCAGAAATATTGTTACAAAAGAAAAAACAGACTGGAGACGCTAAGGAGGATATACTAATGGGTTTAGAAGATCAAGTTTTTAATAACTACAGTCCATCAAATTCAGATGTAAGGTTGCAAAATCTAAATAAAGATAAATATGACTATTATTTTGATGATGAAAATAAACCCATAATATTAGCTAAAGAAAAAGATAAAAAATATACTTACAAAGAATTTTTCGGGGTTGAATATTATTAACTTTTTTAAACCGGAATTGAGGTGATATTTAATATGGCTAAACTTACTAAAGCTCAAAGAGCCTGGGCTTTTTACGAAAATGAGATATATGATACTGATTATTTAAAAGAATATAAACTTTTTGATGATACCAGGGAGATATTTAACCCAGTACCAAAGACAGCTTTTATCATGAACGCTCTTACTATGCAGCAGGAGATCAATCCAGAGCTTAATGAGAAAAAGACAGAGAGTGAATCAGAATCAGAAAATGAAGATAATGCAATAGATAATAAATTAGCTAAGATTAATGACATCTGGGATTATAATAACTTCCAGAATCAAAAATATATGCTGGCCCTCTGGTTAATACTTTCTAAAGAAGCTGTTGTTGAACTCAATAAAAGAGATGATGAAATTATTTTTGTTATTCATGATCCAGACTTAGTTGAAACTGAGTATATGGGCGGAGAAATGGTTTATTGTAAGATTGAGGGTACTACAAAGCAGTTTGATATGGAAGAGAAGTCATTTAATACTGTTGATGTTACAAAAGAGTATTATAATGTCAGAAATGAAACTGGTGGCTATAAAGCTATTGTTGAAACAGTAGATGGCAAAGAGTCCGAAACACCTCTAGCATTTGATTTTATACCAGTTGTAGAATTTTCAACTGACTATGACATGGGGCCTCTTTTCAATAAGACCGATTATTATAATTTGCTTGAGGCTTACCTTGAAAATGTATTCTATCTTCATGGTGATCCATTAATCTGGGATAACCTAAAGGGTGAAATGTCAGAAGAAGGAAAAGAAAAGCATAAAGAAGGGCGTTTTAAGGAGCAAAGTGTTTGGCACCTAAATAACCCTGATGCTCAAATGCAGTACTTAGAAATGTCAGGTAATGTAGCTGAATTAATGCTTAAGAAGCAGGAAGATATAAAAAAGAACATATCAAATGATTATCCAGAGTATGTGCTTTCTACTCTTCTAAGCAATGGAGATCCTTCAGGTGATGCCTTAAAAATTAAATCAATTGAGATAGAAGCTAAGGTTGGCAGCTTAAGAGGTGATTTAGAGACAGGTATCGTTGATATAGATAATAAAGCTCTTTTAATGCTTGGCAAATCACCAGTGCAACATGGCATTGGTTTTGGCGGTATACTTCCAGACTCAGTTAAGCAGCTATTAGATTTAGTAAAAGGCTTAAGAGAAATCGGCTTCATCTCAAGAGAAACTGGAATGGAGCAATTCCCTGATCTAATAACTAACCCTAAAAAAGAGAATAAAAGGATTAAAGCAGAGAGAAATGAGACCAGGGAAGAGATAGATCGTGAGTTGAGTGATGATGCTCATTCACAAGATTGAAAACAGACTAGATGAAGAAGAATATGCAGATAAGTATATCAGGCAGTTAGAGAAAACAATTGAAAGTATTGATAATGATATAATGAAAATCTTTAAGAAAGCTAATGAAAAAGGCCAGTGGTCCAATGCTGAGATGGCTAAGTATAACCGGAAAGAAAAGTTAAGAAAACAGATCAGAAATCAGGTTAAACAGTATAAAAAAAGTTTTATTGGTGATTATAGAGATGATCTTGCTGCTATGTACAAAAAAGAAGCTCTCTTTACCCAGGACCTGCTTAAAGATGTACCGACATTAGAGATAAGCGATCAGTTTGATACACTTCCAACTCAGGCTATTAAGTCAGAAGTTGTCGATAATGTTCAAATCAAAGGTAAGACAATGACTGAATATATTAGCAAGTACAGCACTGATTTAGCCTTTAGAATAGAGCAAGAAGCCTTTGAGTCTATTGCATTTGGTGAAAATCCTAATAAGACCAGTCGCAGATTATATGGAATAAGCGACCAGATGGGTAAAAACAGAGTTGATGCTACAACACGTAGCTGGATGAATGCTATTTTTAACCAGGCTAATCTTGATGTCTATCAGCAGGGTGGGATAGAAAAGGTAAGATACCTTGCAACATTAGATGCAGTTACCTGCCCGGTTTGTTCAGCTGACCACAATAAAGTAATGACAATTGATGAAATTATACTTTTGCCAAGGCATCCTTTTTGCAGATGTGCTTATAGTCCTTATATCAATACTGAACTTACTGGCCCGGCCACTGGTTATGATGAATGGTTATTAGATGGCCGTAGAAGTCCAGAACAACTGCAGGCGGTTTTGAATAGAACTAAGAGATTTATGAGAGCTGGTAGGATTAAGAAGAAGGAAGGGCAGCAGCTATTAGGAATTATTGGTGCTGCTATGAAGAATGCAGGTTAAAATATGACTAAAATTATAGAAGAATGCGAAATTTGTAATTATAGGCCAGATAAAAAGGATATTGAAAGATGCCCTAATTGTGGAGGCAAAATAATTATCAAAGTTGAGGAGGGATTAGATGAAGGTGAGCAAAGAGGAATTATTAAAATTAATGCAATCGAACTGGGAGAAAAATAAAGGTGTTAAACTTGATCTTGATATAAAAGATTATCCAGCTTTTGAAACTATAGTAGTCCCTTATGTTAATATTCCTAAGAAAAAGAAGTATATTGCTAAAACTTATGATGATAACTTAAATCATAAACATTCTGACGGAGTTAGAATTATAGGGATACAACTTTAGGAGTGGTTAAATGGAATATATTTGGGAAATATTATTAGCTTTAGCTGTAGTTAATTTAATGATTCGCTTAACCATATAAACAAGTAGAGGAGGCAGATTAAATGCCAAAATATCGCAAGAAACCAGTTATTATAGAAGCTATGGAATATTATTGCCTAGAAAGTTATCTTGATATTTGTAATTGGATTGACGAAACTGACAACACTCTGTCAGCCGATGAAGTTGTTGAATTAAGAGGCAATACAATGATTATTAATACTTTAGAAGGGGCAATGACTGCTAAAGAAGGAGATTACATTATAAAAGGTGTCAATGATGAATTTTATCCTTGTAAACCAGATATATTCCATAAAACTTACGAAAAAGTAGAGGAGGTAGACTAAATGCCAGATAAGAAAACTATTATATTAGATTTTGATGGTGTTATTCACAGTTATAAATCAGGCTGGCAGGGTGCTGATGTTATACCGGACCCGCCAGTTGAGAATGTAAATAGTGCAATACAATTACTTAGAAAAGACTTTGAAGTTGTTGTTCATTCTTCTCGCTGCCACCAGGAAGGTGGACTCGAAGCAATTGAGGATTGGTTGATCGAACATGAGATTGAGGTTGATGATGTAGTTAGGGAAAAGGTTCCTGCTGTAGCAATAGTGGATGACAGAGGGATTAACTTTGGTGGCCAGTGGAATGAGAAAGCAGTAAATGAAATCAAAAACTTTAAACCATGGACTGAAAACTAACACCTGAAAGGGTGTTTTTCTAATTCCGGCGATTTAGAAGGAACGGGCTATTTTAGACGGGCTGACTAATGAAGACGGGGTAATGTATATAAAATACTAAAATTAACCGGCGATACTGAGAGAACTCTTAATCATTAAGTGGTCTCGAAAATGTAGAAGACGGTAGAGGAGTGAATATTAACTATGTGGATTAACGGAAGATTTGTACCTATGTTTATGCTGGATGCTGATGGTGGAGCTAACCCTCAGGGAGGATCTGCTGGAGGAGATGAAGGTGGAGACGATTCCAACCCTGAAGGAGACGAGGGTGGAGATGAAGGCTCAACCGGTGATGATGAAAAATTAACTGAAGCTGAAAAATTGCAGGCAAAACTGGATAAGATAAAAGAGGAAAATAAAAAAGAGCTTGACCGCTATCGTAATGATATTGGTAACTTAAAAAAGAAAATGAAAGAGATGGAGCAGGAAACAATGTCAGAAGAAGAAAAACTGGAAGCAAAGCAGCAGGAGCTCCAGGATAAAGAGAATGAGCTCAGAAAGAAAGAACTTAGAGCCCATAAGGCAGAGAAAGTTGCTGAATCAGAATTAAATAAAGAGCTTGCTGAGTTTATTGATGTTGATCAAATGCACCAGGTAAACCCAGAACTTGCTGAAGCTGATGTTGAAGAAAGAATAGAAAGCATGAAGGCTGCTCAGGATGCTATCAAAGCTGCTGTTATCAAAGAGCTGCAGAATGGCGGTTCTGTTCTTGATGGAATTAATGGGGGCAGCAAAAAGAAAGGCAAAGGTGGCTTTGGTAAGAAGTTAGCTCAAAGCGGGACTGAAACTGACGCTGAAGCTGAAAAAGCCCAAAGTCATTACTTTGGAGATAATTAATATTATTAAATAATTAAGGATGGTGAAAATTAATGAGATATACTCAGGTTGATTATTCGAACAGAGAAGAAGTTTTAAAGTTTCCTGATCATTATGTTGCTTTAGCCGTAACTGTTGATGATACAAATGTTGCTGCTAACTCAGAAGGTAAAAAAATATTACCTGCAGGGAGTCCTGTTGGAGGTGTTGGTGGAGCAGCACTTGAAGATGAAAGCTTAAAGGTAGAGAAAAAGAACACACAGGGAGCTGCAACTGGAACTACTGGTGCAGGTGTTGATGTAGAAGGCATTCTGTTAAATGATGTTGATGTAACTCATGGCCCGGCCGGTGGAGCTATGCTTGTTCATGGTTTTGTTGATCCAAGCAAACTGCCAGAAGCACTTGTTGATGATGTAAAAAGTAATTTAACTGATTTAATCAGTTTAATAGAATAAATAAAATTAACTAAAACGGAAGGGTGAAAACTATGCCAAGCATTTATGATTTTGCAAATGCAGAAGAAATAGCTAGTTATTATAAAGAGAAACAATCGAACTCAATCCCTTATCTGGGAAGAGCATTATTTCCCAGACAGAAACAGTTGGGATTGGATTTAAAATGGATTAAAGGAGCTGGAGGTCTTCCTGTAGCGTTAACACCTTCAAACTTTGACGCTAAACCAACTCTTAGAGATAGAATCGGTTTTAGTGAAATCGAAACTGAAATGCCATTCTTCAGAGAGTCAATGAGAATTGGCGAGAAAGACAGACAGGATATTAACAACTTGATGGCTGCTAGAAACAGCGAATTAATTCAGCCAATGCTTAGAAACATCTTTGATGATGCAGCTGGGCTGGTTAATGGTGCTGAAGTGCAGGCGGAGAGAATGAGAATGCAGTTAATTTCAACTTTTGGAATCAGCATTGAGGCTAATAGAAAGGCTTATGTTTATGATTATGATCCTAATGATGACTTATCAAATCATAAGGAAACATTAACTGGCACCGATATGTGGTCTGATATTGCCAATTCTAATCCTGTTGAAGACATTCAGTCTGCTCAGGATACTATTGAAGAAGAGACTGGAGAAAGACCTACCAGAGCGGTTTGTACTCGTAAAACATGGAATTATTTAATTCAGAACGAAAGCATCAGAGGGGATATTATTGCTAATGGTTATGCCAGCGGCGGTACTTTGATTATG